CATCTGGAGCCAGTCACGCTACGTGAGAACATCCGCCGCGCTGTGCTGGCGAACAGAACCACGCATTGCACTCAAGGCCACGCCTACGAGCTGCACGGTTACCTACGAGGCGATGGTAACCGCCGATGCCGACTCTGCGATCGCATGCGGAACCAAGATCCGATACGTACGCGGCGACGCCATGCTAAGGAAAACGCGATGGCCGCGCTGATCGCTCGGTATCCTGACGAGTACGAGAAGCTGCTTGCACAAGCGCGCCGCGGTCAGGGCCTCGTCGACTAGGCAAGCGTCCCGGTGTTAAGTTTCGAGGTGTTCAGCACCCACGGCTTGAAGTTGTCGACGTTGCGGGTGTCGAAACCAATCTCCCAGTAGTCCTGGGTAATGTCGTGGTTGAGCGACTGGATGATGACCTGCACATCCAGCGTGTTGGGGCCGTAGTCGCGGACCACCCGAATCCGGTCAAGGTAGGTGAGGCCAAGCAGGGTCGTCCACATCCCCTGGGTTTCCGAGTGGATGGTGACGTGGCTGACCCGCACGTTCGGGGTTTTGGACCGGCCAACGATCCAGTTGCCCAGCGACAGGGCGTCGGAGTCGACCCGTAGCAGCGGGCCCGCAGTCCCTGAGAACGTCCGGATCCCGTAGGCGGCCTGGGAGTTGGTGTCGTCGGCTTGCTGTTCGATGCCGCCGTTGCGGGTGATCAGCGCCCGGTTGGCGATCGTGTCCCGCTGCTTGGACACGGTCACCTCGAGCATGTCCACGTCGGTGCCGACGTCGGAGATGGTCGCGCGGACGGTCTGCGACCGGTGCGCCAAGTAGGGGTGGAGCCGGTCGTAGAACACCACCGCGCCGTTCCCGTCGACGGCGAGGAAGCCGAGCTCGGTGGCGACCGCGTCGTTGACCATCTGCAACGCCGACCCCGCATCGCCCAGGACGGTCTGCTGGCAGGTGGACAGGCCCGTGTCGATCTTGCGGAGGGTGCTGGGCCATGCGGCCCCGTCGAGGATCCGGTTGATCCGGGCGCCGGTGGTCTCCCCGTCCGGGTAGGGGAACCCCGACCGCAACACGGCGCGGGCGAGCACCTCCAACCCGTCGGTGCATGCCAGGGTGACGGTGGGGTCGAACCCGGCGTCGACGCTGATGGAGTCGGTGAACCCGCGGAACAGCGGGTAGGTGACGCCCTGCCAGACCGTTTTGACCCACACGGCCACCCCGACGTCGAGCTGGCCGGACCAGGGGCTGGAGGGGTTGAGGGGGTCGTAGGTCCCAGCAGTGTTGTCGAGGACGACCTGGGCGGTCCCGGGGCTGGCGGCTTCGAGTTCGCCGGCCTGGCCACGCTGGAAGCTGACCCGCTTGACGTCGGCGGTGACGTCGACGAACCCGACCGCGCCGAGCTGCCCCGTCCCAAGCGCCGAGGAGTCGAGGACGAAGTAGCCGCCGGCGGGGTCGACGGTGGTGGTGCCGCCGAACGCGACCTCGACGATGATCTGGGGGGCGTTGATCCCGTCGAGGGAGTAGATCGCGCCGATCTGGGGGCCGAGCGTCCCATAGGTGTCGGTGTATACGTCGTGGTAGAGGTCGGGCAAACCCGTCTCACCTGCACAGTAGAATCAGGGCACGAAGTGGCCCGGCGGCGCCTCCCAACGCCCCGGGCCCGGCCAACCTGTCGAGGAGGTTGACGTGGCGAAGGCTACGCTGGAACAGCGGTTTTGGTCGAAGGTCCGCAAGGATGGCCCCGGCGGTTGCTGGTTATGGGACTCTCACATCCAGCGCGGTTATGGCCGGTTCTACGTCGACCGGAGCAGCAAGCTGGCCCACCGCGTTGCCTACGAGTTGGCCATCGGGACAATCCCAGAGGGACTGACTGTCGATCATCTCTGCCACAACGCGGATCGTGCTTGTCCAGGCGGTCCGCTCTGCCGACATCGTCGGTGCGTGAACCCTGCGCACCTTGAAGCAGTGGAAGCGGTGGAGAACGCCCACCGAAGCGGCCACGCCGTTAAGACGCATTGCCCCGCTGGACATCCCTATGACGAGGTCAACACCTATCAGCGCCCACAGGGCCGCATCTGCCGGGAATGCACGCGCGAGGCGGGGCGCCGATACAAGGCGCGCAAGCGCGCCGAACGAAGGACCGGTTAGTTATGCGTCTGCATCATTCCGAACGACTGCCCGCTGGACACCGCCGCAGTACTTTTCAAAGCCACGGTCCACCCGATCCCCAAGTAGCTGGTCGCCGAGGCAGTGTAGGTCTTGGTGCCATAGGTCCCGACCCCGTGGGTGGTGGCGTCGTCGGTGACGACGCTGGCGACCCGCCCATCCGAGGTTCCGGAAGGGAACGCCACCGCGCGTTGCGCCTCCCCACCGGGCAGCGTCCACGACGACGTGAGCCCGCCAGGGTTGTCGCGTGTGAACGCGGCGGAGATGACAAGGTCGCTTGCGCCGGTGGTGGTCGCGTTCGGGGTGACCACAGTGGTTGAGTCGGTGTTCTTGGTGCTGGAGGTGTCCACGTCGACCAGCGCGACCTGATCGGTGCCAGAGTAGGCGACCAGGTCGATCGACCCATGCGCGTTCACGTCAGTGTTCAGGGTGATGCTGCTGTTGGGGTCGCCAGCAGCGGCGGTCTTGCGGTACAGGCGGCTCACCAGCTCGGCGGCACCAGCGGCCAACAGCCGCGAGTCGACCGCCACCCAGCCGGTCGGGTCGGTCAGCACGGCGGAGGTTCCGGCAGGGCCCATCCACGTGTCGGTGGTCAGGCCCATGTCGTCCATGTACAGGTCGTAGGTTTGCGCGACCGAGCTGGACAGCCCGAAGTTGTAGGAGACCCCGGCGGCGGTCTGGGCGAATGCGGTCGAGTCGATCGGGCCCTCGTCGACGGTTGTCTCGGCTGCCCCACCCGCGTTGGTGTTCTCGAAGATCTTGACTGTGACCGTGGTCGTCGACCCGTTCCAGACGTACTTCCATTCGACCCGGTTCCACACGTTGGCGGCTGGGGTGATCGTGGAGGTATAGCGGGTCGCGCCAGCGGCGATGTCGCGGATGATCACCTTCCCGGCGGTGTCCAACCCGATCCCCCAGTTGTTGCCGGTGGTGGGGTTCTGCTGCATCAGCCGGGTGATCTGCGCGGGAAGCGCGGTCCGGTAGTAGTACAGCCGACCGTAGTAGGTCGATGGTGAACCGAACGCGGTGCTCCAGGTCGTCCGCGAGGTGGTCTGCGCCGTGACGGTGTGATGGATCGAGGTGGTCCCCGCATGCGCCTGCGTCGAGGAGTACACCGGGATCGGGGAGCCGATCGAATCCCACGGGTTGGACCCCGCCGAGTTCGAGTTGCCGGTGGTGACGTTGCCGAGGTTGGTGCCCTCCGCGGCGTTCTTCAGGCCGATACGGGTGCACGTGTGGAACAGCAGCATCCCATCGCCGGCCTGCACCGTGGACGGGATCACCAGGGTCTGGTTCGCCGAGTTGGAGTACGACTTGCTGGCACCGTCCCGGAACGAGCCCGTGCTGATCGGGGGGCCGGTCGGGCTCAGGTCCGGGTTGAAGTAGTCCGCCTTCGCCAGATCCTGGAATCCCTTCAGGGCGTTGGTGGAGGTGTTCATGCATTCGCTGACCCCGGAGACGCCGTTGAAGTAGACGATCGCCTTGACCTGCGGGTAGCTGGCCTGAAGGGTTGTGCGGACCTGGTCGTAGAAGCCCTGCTTGGTATTCGGATAGGTGCCGGTGGTCTCCTTCTTCCCCCACTCCGCCATCATCAGCGGCTTGGTGTGGCTACCGCTCTTGGTGACCGTGGCCCAGTTGAGCATCGGATACTTTGTCTGGATGACGTAGTCCAGGTCCTCGCTGGTCGAGGCGCTGCCATAGGGGTCCCACCCGATCCAGTCCACGTAGGCGTCGCCGGGGTACAGCGCGTTCATCCGGGTTGGGAACTGGGTGGTGTACCCGCTCGGCTTGAACACCCAGACCACGTTGCTCGCGCCTTGCGCGGCGAACACGTCGTGGAGGTGCTGCGCCGCGGAAGCGTATTCCGCGTCGGTCCCGTAGGTGCCGCCATCCGCGCTCGAGCTGGCGTTCATCTCATTATGGAACGCCAAAAAGAAGGTCACGCCCCAGTCGCGCATCAGCTTGGCCTGCGGGATCACGATCGAGTTGTCGTAGGAGCCGGCGGCGATGTCGGGCCACCTGTACTGCGTCGAACTGCCGAAGATCCGGGGAGTCCAGTGGATCAGCAGCAACCGACCCTCAGCCGCCAGCGTCTGCTCATCGGTGGTCGGGAACGCTGTGGCGTAGTCGTTCCAGTCGTGGTAGGCGCTGACAACGTTGAGGACGCCGTTGGTGGCCGAGGTCCGGTTGGTCGTGGTCTCGAAGTTGCGGACCCGGGTCGCGTAACTGGTCGCCGAATCGCACGACGTCGACGGGTACACCCCGAACAGGCAGCCGACGTTGGGGACGAGGATGGAGCTGAGGCTCACGCCGGCACCGTCAGTTGGACGAGCAGCAGGATCTGCAGCGGCCCCCCGGACGACCCCTGGGTGACATGGGTGGTGATGACGCTGGTCCCACCCGTCAGCGTGGTGGAGGAGAACACCGCCGCGACGGTGTTGACGGTCTGCCCGACCACGATCTCCGGCTGCGTGCTGAGTCTGGTGGTGCCACCGACCTTCAGGTCCACCTTAGTGTTCAACCCGGTGGTGGCGACGTTCTTCAGCCAGCACGTGTAGCTGTACAGGTCGGCGTTGAACGGCACCACCAGGCTGTTGTTGGTGTCCAGCGGGCTGGCGACCGTGTCGACGGTCCACACGAACGGCAGGATCGGCCGGTCCGACTTGTGTTTGTGGTCCTCCCGCGCGTAGTTCGTGCCGGTCCCAACCGCAGAAGCGGTGGTGTAGTCCATCGCCGTGACCGTCCCCGCGGGCGTACCGGCGGGTACCGCCGCCCACGCGGTGGTGCCGTCGCCCTGCTTGACCGGCACCCACCCAGTGGTCGCGGCAGCGGCAGTCGAACTACCGATGCCGAGTTTGGCTTCCAGCGCGCGGATCGCGCCGTGCGCGTTCGGATGGTGGGTGTCGTGCCCGGTGGTCACCCCATCCACGACAAGGTCGTCGGGGATGGTGGTGTCGTCGTCGAGCGCAGCAGGGTACTTGGTGGCCACAGATGGCTCCTACAGCTGGTTGGCAATGTCCGTCTTGCCGCGGGAGCGCAGGTCCTCGCGGACGCTTTGGAGCAGATGCCGCGCAGCGGTACGGTCGGTGCCGACTGCGGTGATGTTGAAGATGAACGTGTTACCGCCGCCGTAGCGGCGCCCCGGGGTCACGCTGACGGTCTCCGGGCCTGCCTCGCCAACCCCGATCAGGGTCGGACGGGAGAACACGGTCGGCTCAAGTCCGGTGCCGTACCATCCGTGCGCCTGCCAGAACGCCTTGGCCGCCTCGGCGGTGCCGTACCGCTCGCGGTAGTAGTAGCGGAACATCGCCAGCTGCTGCATGAAGTCGGTCGTGTTGGGCGCGAACCCGAGGATGGCGCCGATCCGCTGCCGGTTGCCGAGCAGCAGCTGCCCAAGCCCGAACGCGGACGAGACCGGGTTCTGCGCGGTCACCGAGCCGCCGGACTCGTGGGCGATGATCCACGCCTCCGCCTCTGACAGCCCCCCGGACATCAACCCGGCGACGCTCATCCCTGTCCCGGCGCCGGTGAAGATCGTGGACCACACGGCCTTGAGCGGCCCGGCGATGTCGCTGGCCAGCCCTTTGAAGAACCCGGCAATGTCGGCGGCGCCGTGGGCCAGACCCTTGAGGATGCCGCCCATGATGTGCTTGCCGGCCGAGATCGCCCAGTCCGGTGGGCTGTGGATGCCCAGGGCGGACAGGATCTTGGCGGGGAACCCGGTGAACCAGCTCTTCACCGTCTCCCACACGGCCTTCACACCATTCAGCAGCCCGTTGAGGATGTCTTTGCCCTTCTGGAGCAGCAGCGTCCCCGCACCAGCGAGCGCGGTTTTGATCCGGCCGGGAAGATCCCGGAACCACTGGACTAGTTGCCCCCAGCGG